ATGACCAAGTTCAACGCAACCAGCATCCGCCGCATGAGCGGCGTGGACCCCCGCCTTGTGGCTGTCATGAAGGCGGCGCGGGCGGCTAGTCCGATCCCGTTCGAGATTACGGAAGGGCTGCGCACCCGCGAGCGTCAACGGTATCTTGTCCGCACAGGCAAGAGCCGCACCATGAACAGCTACCATCTGCGCGGTAAGGCCGTGGACGTGGTGGCTATGCCGGGCGGCAAAGTGTCGTGGAATCTGGCCGATTATCGTAAGATAAACACCGCGGTGCAGAAAGCGGCCAAAGCCGCCGGCATTACGGTCACTTGGGGCGGTTCGTGGAAGTCCATTGTGGACGGCCCACATTTTCAGATTGAGGGCTGACATGACACTAGGCGGCGCAGTCGGCGTTATCACCGCGGGCGCTCTGGCGCTTGCTTCGGCTGTCTTCTGTGTCGCCAGCTCCATGTCATTGGGCGCTACGGACCCTAAAGAACGTCAGGACGCCGCACTATCAGCGTTGTGGTCCCTTGCCGCGCTGGCGCTTTGCGCGGCGGCGATCCTGACCCTTACCGGCTGCGCGAGCCTATATCACGCATGTAAAGACGGCCTCTGCCGATAGGAGAACCACTATGATGAAGAACTGGATGACGACCGTTCCCGGCGTTCTGGCGCTGATGACCGTTCTTTGGAACGCCTGGCAGACCAAGCATATCAACTGGGAAGACTTGCAGGGCGCGCTTGTCGCCGTCGGCCTGATCGCGGCCAAGGATTGGAATGTCACCGGCGGTGACAAGTCGCAGTAATGATGCACCCCGATCACTTTGACATGATCCGTATCATGATCTTGGCCGGTCTGACCGCCGTGATCGGGGAGCGTATGGCCAAGACTGGCCTCCATCTCTGGCATCTGGCATCTCCATGACCGTTCTTTATATTGGCGTCGTTGTCGCGGCGCTTGTCGTCGTGCGTTGGCTGATCGAAACCATCAAGCGAGACGGCGCGCTTCAAGCCAAACTTGACCAGATGGGAAAGGACGCCGAGATAGCCGCGAAGCGCGCCGAAGAGATGCTGAAGGAAAAAACCGTTGAAGAATGGAAAGCCGTTAAGGAAGGAAAAGAAAAGGATTCTCAATTGAAGGCTACTTTGCTGATAAATTAGAAATGTCTCAGATGTCTGAAGAGGATATCCTATTAGAAAAAATCAAACAAATAATAATTGAAGATGAAAACAACTAAAGAATTAATTATTGCAGATATTACTGCAAAGGTAGAAGCTAAATTAGCAAGTCATAAAGTAGAGTTAGCTACATTAGATGAAATAACAACCGCAAGTGAATCAGTAAAAAAACAATATGATTCTGTTTTTCAAAAAGCGATGGCTGCGTTAAGTAATGTTAATGAAGGAGTAAAAATAGGAAATAAAGCATTTTTCGAAGCACAAAAATTCTATCAACAAGGAGTTAAAATTGAACAACAATTAAAAGATTTAGGAGTTCCTGTACCTGCTGATTTTAAAAAAGCAATGGACAATCTTTATAAGTATTCACAATTAGAAGGAGAGCAAATTGTAAAAGAATTAAATCAAGTTCAAAAAATACTTGGTTAAAAATAAATACATAAAAAACAAATGAAAGATAAATTTAAAACACCAAGTTACTCTTCACCCAAAGCAGGAAGCAGAAGAGGATGCCTTTGCGAAGATGGTAAATACTCCAAGAAATGTTGTGATGGAAGTTTACAAGCACAGGGCATAGGTTCGATTACAGGAACTGAAAATGTTACGGTAACAGTCAATGGCGGAACAAGAACTATCGTGCGTCAGAACGGATAATTAAAAAGGCATCATTCTTTGATGTTCTACAATCTTATTATTTTTACTATAATTATCAAATGCCCATAAAGGCTGAAAATTAGTATAGTGATTTAATTCTAAAGCCATTTCATACGAGGTGGCTTTACTTATTGGGTATATATGGTCAAGATGCCATTTACCATAATTAGTCCAAGACATACCTTCAGTGAATTTACGTTCAATATATGTCTTGAAAACTTCCCAATCGCAACCTAATATTTTAGATGCTTTGGTGTTTTTTTTATATCCTTGATTTTTTATAGTTATGTGAATTAATGCCCTTGTATTGCAAATAAATCTATAAGAATCGTTTGTTTTTTTCTTTTCTTTTTGCCACTTTAAATATTTTTTTTGTTCGCATTTATTACAAATAATATTATTATACAAAATATTATACTTGGATAAATCATCACACTTTCTACAATAGTAAAATGGAAACATTCTTTTTGTAGAGTTTAAAGATGCTTTATGTATTGTTTTAATATCATACATTTCAAGTTCCTCATACATTTTAACATATTTAAAATATCTATTTAATATTTCTGATTTTGATATTTCATTAAAATCCAAATCATCATCAAAACTTATATTTTCATTAAAAGAAATTATTTCTGTATAGGTTTTAATCAATATTGTTTTCTGTGATTTAAGATATTGTTTTAATTTATTAATTACATCTTCTTTAGGTAAATAAGTACCACATTTCTTTCGTTGTCGTTTAATTTTATTCACTTTAATTACAGTTAGTTGCACATCAAATATACAACAAAATTTAAGTGTATTCGTTCTAATATTGTAATAAAAAAAAGAACAATGGGATTAAACGAAGTATTTAAGAAAGTATCAGCAATCAACGAGGTTACTGAGTTAGCATCACACCAAGTAGAGTTAGGATTAAAAGAAGATGCACAAAAAATTGAATCAGAATTTAATGCTTCATATATTAAAGTAGATAATGAATTATTAAAATTTTATACTCAAATAAATACGGCAAGAAAAGTATATGAAACTGCAAAAGCAGATGTTAGTAAGTTATTGTCATATGAATCCAAATTGAAAGACCAACAAAATAAAATTTTATTAGCTGGTAAAGAACTTGGAATTGATGTTACAGGTTCTCAATTTTATAAATCAATTACTGCAGCTTTATCAAGATTTGATAATATCAAAGCAGAATTAAAAGATGCTGAATCACTATACAAAAAAAGTGGATTATAAATCTAAATAAAAACGAAAAATGAAAAATAGCACAATTAACAAAATCAAAGCACTTCTTGGAATGGAAGTTAGCTTAGAGCAAATCAAATTAGTAGATGGAGTTACCATCTTTGAAGCTGATGCGTTTGAAATGGATGCACCTGTATTCATCGTAACAGAGGACGAACAAAAGATTCCTGTTCCAGTAGGAGAATACGAATTAGAAGATGGACGTATTTTAGTAGTTATTGAAGAAGGAGTAATTGCTGAAATCAAAGAGATGGAAGAAAAAGAAGAGGAAGAAATGCCAGAAGCACCTGAAGCGGAAGTTGAAGTTGAAGAGGAAGTTCCTGTTGAAGCATCAGAAGTAAAAACTGCTCCTAAGAAAACAGTTGAATCAATCGTAAAAGAAACATTCTTCTCAGAAATCGAAGCACTTAAAAACGAAAATATTGAATTGAAAGCTAAATTGGAATTGCTTTCTAAAGTTAACGAAGTTGCAGTTGAAGCAACCGAACTTTCAGAAGAGCCAAAACCAATCTCTTTTAATCCAGAAAACACGAATCCAGTTGAAATGATGAAGTTCTCAAACAAAAAAGCAAGAACAACATTGGATTCAATCTTTGAAAAATTAAACAAATAATTTATTAACTAATTAAATTTTAAAAAATGGCTACTACAACCAGCATCACTACAACTTATAGTGGCGAGTTTAGCGGAAAATACATCGCTGCTGCCCTATTATCTGCTCCAACATTAGAGCAAGGTGGAATGACTATTCACCCAAATGTAAAATACAAACAAGTAATTCAGAAAGTCGGTACAGATTCTGTGATTGCTAATGCATCATGCGATTTTTCCGCTACATCTACAGTAACATTAACTGAGCGTGTTCTTCAACCTGAAGAGTTCCAAGTTAACTTACAATTGTGTAAAAAAGATTTCCATTCTACATGGCAAGCTGCTGAGATGGGTTACTCTGCATTTGATGTTTTACCTAAATCTTTCGCTGATTATTTAATCGGATACGTTGCTGACAAAGTTGCTTCTTCTATGGAAACAACAATCTGGACAGGAGCTAACGCAACTGCAGGTCAATTTGACGGTATCGCTGTACAAATCGCTGCTGATGCTGCTTTACCATCTGCACAAGAAGTTGCTGGTACTACTGTAACTGCTGCAAACGTTGTTGCTGAAATCGGTAAATTGGTTGACGCTATTCCTGCTCGTATGTACGGACAACCAGACTTGAAATTGTACTTATCTCAAAACATCGTTAAAGCATATATCCGTGCTTTGGGTGGATTTGGTGCATCAGGTTTAGGTGCTAATGGTACTAACAACCAAGGTACACAATGGTACACAAACGGTTCTTTGAGCTTTGATGGTCTTCCAATTTTCATGGCTAATGGTTTGGCTGCTAACACAGGTATTGCTACAACTACTTCTAACTTACACTTCGCTACAGGTTTGATGAATGACATGAACCAAGTTAAAGTTTTGGATATGGCTGACCTTGACGGTTCTGAGAACGTTCGTGTTATCATGCGATTTACTGCTGATGCGAAATACGGATTTGCTGAGGATATGGTTACTTACGGAATCACAAACTCTGCTAACTAATCTTAATTAACTTAATTAATCTGGGAGGGGTAAAGCACTCCTCCCTTTTTTATAACATTTAAAATTTAAAAATATGTCATGTGAGGTCGCAAATGGTCGCTTAGAACCATGCAAAGATGCAGTAGGTGGTATTGATGCTATCTACTTTATCAACTTTGGAGATTATGATTACACAACGGGTGTAAGTTACACGGTTGGAACAGATACAGTTTCAGCAGTATCAGGTGTTACTAACCTATACAAATACGAATTAAAAGGAACAAATACTTTTGACCAAGTAATTACTTCATCTCGTGAGAACGGAACAACTTTTGTTGAGCAAACTTTAACTTTCACTTTGAAAAAACAAGATGCTACAACACACAAGAATGTTAAATTGTTAGCTTACGGACGCCCTAACGTTGTAGTAAGAAACAGAAACGGACAATACTTCCTTGCAGGTATTGAACACGGAATGGAATTAACTACTGCAAACGTAATGAACGGTAGTGCGATGGGTGACTTAAATGGTTACACTTTGACTATGGTAGGTACAGAAAAATTGTTAGCTAATTTAGTTAACTGTTCTACTGAAGATGCTTTAGCAACTTTGTTTGATGATGCTACTATCGTAACTGCATAATACTTTTCTTTTCATAGCGTGATTAGGGAGGCTTCGGTCTCCCTTTTCTATTTTAAAACGTTTTCTTTCTTTTGTCGTTTAATACATATGATAGTATTAACAACATCTACTTCAGCTCAGACATTTAGTTTCATTCCGAGATTCGAGAATTACACAACGATGTCAATTACTGATGAACAAACAAATAAGACTACTTCAATAAGCATTACAAGTTCAACTCAGGGAGGCTATGTAAACACGGTTACTGCAACCTTTGCACTTGTTGAAGGACATACATACACATTACTACTAAAAAACGGTGCAACTATCTGCCATAAGGACAAAGTATTCTGCACAGACCAAACCATCAGTGCATATACTGTAAACGATGGTCAATACATTTCGAATCAAACAACAAACGAATTTATCGTATATGAATAACCTACACATATTAAACCTAAGTGCTTACACGACTCCTGTAATTCAGGAATCGAAACGTGAGAATTGGGTGGATTTTGGTGAGAACAATGATTTCTTTCAATTCTTGATAGATAGACACACGAACTCCACAACGAACTCGGCAATCATTAACAACGTTGCACGTTTAGTTTACGGACGTGGATTAAGTGCATTGGATTCCGCTAAGAAACCTAATGAATGGGCATCTTTGTGTGCTACAATTGACAATGAAGATTTAAAGAAAGTAATCTTTGACCGTAAAATGTTAGGTCAATTTGCATTCCAGGTACACTACAACGATAAACACGATAGAATAATTAAGGCTTATCATATGCCTGTTAACTTACTTCGTGCTGAGAAATGCAATAAGGATGGTGAAATTACAGGATATTACTATTCAGATGATTGGAGTGATACTAAAAGCTATGCACCTGTAAGATTCCCTGCATTTGGTACTTCAAAAGAAAAGGTTGAGATTCTATATTCTAAGCCTTACGCAGTAGGTATGAAATATTATGCTTATCCAGACTATCAAGGAGCTTTACCTTATGCACTTTTAGAAGAGGAGATTGCAGATTATTTAATCAACGAAGTACAAAACGGATTCTCAGGAACGAAAGTAGTTAACTTCAATAACGGTGTTCCAACTGAAGAGCAACAAAGCGTGATTACTTCCAAAGTAATGAACCAACTCACGGGAAGTTTAGGTAAAAAAGTAATCGTTGCATTCAATGATAATGCTGAAGCTAAGACAACCGTTGAAGATATTCCACTAAATGATGCACCTGAACACTACACATATCTTTCGGAGGAGTGCATGAGAAAGATTATGTTAGGTCATAACGTAACATCTCCGCTATTATTTGGAGTTGCATCCACAAACGGATTCTCAAGTAACGCAGATGAACTAAGAAACTCTACTATCTTATATGAAAACATGGTTATTCGTCCATTACAGGATGAAATCATTGCAGCAATTGATAAGATAATTAACTTCAATGGTATCACTTTAAGACTTCAGTTTGTTAAATTAAATCCATTAGATTCAGCAGGTGACTTAACATTACAAGGAATCAACAAAGGATTGATTGATGCAATTACAAACTTATCTCCATTAGTAGCTAACAAAGTAATTGAAACATTGACTCCAAATGAAATCAGAAGCATCGTTGGATTAGAACCTGAATCAGGTGGAAGTGATTTGAATCCTGAATTGTTAAGCAAAGTAAACACGGATTTAGAAGAAATCTTAAACAAGGTTGATTCTGATGAACTATCTGAAGAATGGGTTGAGGTAGATTCAAGAGAAGTTGCAGATGATGAAGATGAATTAGATAATGCTTTATTGAATGCTGAATTGGAATTAGAACCAAGCAAATCTTTGTTATCTAAACTTTATAATTTCATTAGTACAGGTAATCCAAAACCAAATCAAAAGAGTTCACAAGATAAAAAAGTAGGTGATTTAAAATACTTCAAAGTTCGTTACCGATATACAGGTAATAAAAATCCTGATAGAGCATTTTGTAAAGCTATGATGGCAAAGCAAAGTAGACTTTTCAGAAAAGAGGACATTGAAGAAATGAGCAAGCGTGCAGTTAATCCTGGCTTCGGTGAGGGTGGTGCTAATACTTACGACATCTTTAAATTCAAAGGTGGAGCAAGATGCCACCATAAATTCGAACGTGTAACATTCATGCTTGATTTAAATAAAATTGAAGATGGATATTCTCAAATAGGAACAAGTGCAGCTTCAGTTAAAGGATTTAAAGTAACTAATCCATATGAAGTTTCAATCTATCCTAACAATCTACCTTTAAAAGGATTTAGCCCAAAAAATAAAAACTTACCATCAGACGTTAAATAATGGCAGTATCAGGAATATATAAAATAACAAGTCCATCAGGTAAAATCTATATTGGTCAATCTAACAATATCGACAGACGTATGATTGAACATAAATATCGTGCTAAGAACAAGAACTGTAAATTATATGCGTCAATAAGAAAACATGGATTTGACAATCATAATATTGAAACATTATTTATTTCAGACAATTTGTATGAAAAGAATAAAATGGAAAGTATCTACATTAGGTATTACAACACAATAAATGATGGTTTAAATCACATTAATGAGGATGCAAATTTAAATGGATTTTTAGGTAAAAAACATTCGATTGAAAATGTAAATAAAATCAGAGAAAGAATGAATGGAGTAACTCCAACATGGGCAATTGATAAAGTAAAAAAATCAGTATTTTGTCAGCACACAAATAAATCATATGATAGCATTAGTGAATGTGCTAAAGATTTAAATATTTCTCAAGCAAGTGCTTCTATGCAATATAGTGGAAAACGAAATAATAAATTTGGGATAAAA